CTCCTACATCTTCTATTCTACCAACATAGAAAAAATTAATTTTTGTACCTGTTGTATCAGGTGTAAGAAATAGTTTAATCTTTACAGATGATAAATCTCTTCTTACATAATATTGACTAGGTGTGCCTTGTGAATTTTTGTTTGGTAAATTTTCATATTCTGATCTTGATATCTTAGTCATACTTGTATCAGTATTATCGTCTGCACTTCTAAAAACTACTTCTAAAATATCAGATGCATCAGACGGAGCTGTGTATTCAGTTGTTCCTGCCGTTAATGTTAATGTGTGATTTTTTACTTTCCAAAGGTGAATACCTCGGTTGCCCCACTCAGAAAATAAAAGATTTAAATTATCTCTTGCAGCAGATAATTCATATCCCGTTCTTATTTGTGTGCCACATCTAGCGTAAGCACGTTCAATAAGTCTATCTATACTTAGATCAAAAGCAGTAGTTCCCGAGGTAGCCATTTATTACTTCTTCTTCTTTTTTTTCTTCATAGCTTGTTTTTTAGCTTTACCGCCACGTTTCATAGCTACGGGCTTACCGCCTCGTTTCATGGCTTGTTTTTTCATTGTCATGCCTGGCATTGTATTTCTCCTTTTTAAAAAGTTTTTCGTAGTCATCTTGCCTTGTTTTTACGACATCATCGTAATACTCGGCTGGCCAATTTTTATAATACCCTATCTTATGTAGTTTGCAACTTGCTTCATATAACTGTTTATACTTTTGTATTAACATCATACTATATTGATACTCAGGCTCCCAATCACAGTCATCTGTAGGATTTACGAGAAATTCTTGTTCTTCTACTGTAGCTGGATTTGTAGGATGAAATCCCATGAAATATACATCTCTTTTATTGTAAGTTTTATTGTAAAAATCTATCTTATCTTGAAACTGACCATTGTCATATTGATCCCAATAAGGATCACAGAATATTAATATGTCATGTTGTTTCTTATTCCAGTCTTTAAGTAAAGATGTCAAATGCTTTTCATACTTAGTTTTATCAGATCTTACCTCAATTCTAAGTTTATTATCTCTTCGCCATTTAGCTGCAAAAGGACATGCAGGAAAACCTAAATGTTTATTCATTGGCTCCAAGACATTCTTAGACCAATTAATTACATCATCTTTTATTTTTTGTGCGAGTTTTTTTCTTGACAATTGTTTTTACATTAGTTGGTTTAGGGCCAACATTACCCGCTGACCTCTTTCTAGAAACTGCTGATTTTATTTGTCCCTTAGACATTGCTCTAGCTTTTGAAGCTGGGACACATTTAGGATACTTTCGTTTAGCGTCTTTTTTTTGTTTGGATCTGCCACACTTAGCGAAGCTTCCATCTTTTTTTCGAGAACCTATATCTCTCCAATCTTGTTTGAACCACTTCGCTAATCCTTTGTGGCCAGACATTTTATACTATCTGTGATAATGCGTATATTGCAACAACTCCAACAGCAACGGCAATTATCTTACCTTTTTTGTTTAGAGCGTTCCATTTACTTTTGATTGAATCTAGCATGATTACCTCCTAGGCAGCTTTAGTGTAGAGTTTGGTCTTTTTTCTTCTTTTCTTATCAACCATACCACAACCTGCAGCTACGATCTTGCCTCCTTTTGCCATGCGTTGAGCAGAGACAGCTTTTCTTTGTTGAGATATAGAACCTCCCATAGCTTTTTTTGGGCCTTTAAAATCTTTACGTTTTGTGCCACTTGGATCTTTGATTTTACCAGCACAGATTTTTGAAGCATAGGCATTTGCATATGCGCTAGGGTATACGGCGAATTTTCGCTTCGCTGCGGCTTTACCTCTTGGACATAGTTTTGTCATGTTTTTATTTTACCCTTTTTGTTCTTTTTTGCTACACCTATTATACCTTGAAGTTTTTTTGCTTGTCCGGCGTGTTTCTTTGATGCTTTGCGTAACGCACTGACTACTTTTTTAATTTTTTTCATACCAGGCTTAGATACCTGTTGTCTCATTTGTGATCTTGATATTGCCATTAAAAGTCAGTTGTTTTAATGAGAAACTCTTCTATCCATGCCATCTTGTCGTCCATCTGTATAATCTTAGATTTTATTACAGCTATATCTTGTTGCATTTTTGCAACACTGTCCGCCTTTTTTTCTACTGCGTTAAGGCGTTCAGACCACATACCCCATGTCATGCCAACTGTTGCAATCAGCACAACATAAGGCAAAACTGTCTTCATCTCTATCTTAATCGACATTTGCAATCCTCGTCTGTTTTACAATCGCACATAATAACCTCCTATTTTGATTTAGCGGACATACCACTTAGTGGATTATTTAAAGCCTTATTGATCTTTAAGTCAAGACTTTCTTCAAGAAGTTTCATTTCATTAAGCAGTTCCCTATTATCTTCTTTTTGTCTATCCTCAACGTCATTTACAATTTCTGTAATATGTCTAATATCACCGTCCATTTGTCTTAAATCTGCTTTTAAATCATCTTTCAATTCTTTTGCAGTTGAAGCTACTAGACTTACTTCTTCCAAAATCATAGACATTTCAGTTTTAATCATGTCCAACTCTTGTTCAATTAATTCTAATCTTTTATCCATTTCTGCTTTTGATAGTTCTATTTTTTTATCAAAACCACTTAAATCAGGTGCAACAAATTCATTTATCTTCTCTTCCATATCAAGATATCTTTTGTAAACTTCAAAGCCACCATATAATGCACCTACGGCTGTAGATAATGCTATAAGAACTCCAAAAATCTTGCCTCCTTTAAAGGAGATACCACCTACATTTACTTCTGCCATTGTGAGTTTACCATGTCATTCATTGTTTGATCTTGTGCCATATTAAACAAAATACCATACTCATCTTCTATTGTCTTGTTTAAATATTCATTAACGTTTGTATCAACAATAATAGACTGAGTGTCAAAGAATGTTTTAGTATTACCTAATATCTGCATGACTATTAATGTTTTCATTTGTGCAGCATCATCATATCTAGCTTTATCATCAATCTTCTTTACAATTTTTGTGGCAGCTTTTTCTTTCTCTGATACCTTAGGCTTTGATGGTTTCTCTGGTTCTTGCTCTTCTTTTGTCTCTTCCATGGGTGGTGGGGCTTCTTCTGTTTCAATTTCTATTGGTTCTGGTTCTGACTCCATGGGTGGTGGTGTTTCTTCCATGTCAGGTGGTGGTGGCATATCCTCCATTGGTGGTGGTAAGTCCTCTGCACTTGCTATCATTTCAGGTGGTGGTAAATCTAATTCCATTTCCATTTCAATCTCTAAAGTGACTGTTTCTACATTGACAGGCATTTCTACTGCAACAAGCTCTGGCATAGGTGCAAAGTCCATGGGTGGAGGTGGTGCAAAGTCCATCTCAAAGTCCATCTCAAACTGTATTTCTAGCTCTACAGTTTCATAAGATACTTCTTCCATCTCTGGTTCTATAGGCACAAAATCTACAAAACCATCTTCAACAATAATGTCATTAAACTCAAATACTTCTTCTACAAACTCTAATTCTACAGTGTCAAAAAGATTTAAATAATATATTTCTTCAAGAGTAGTTATATGTTGTGTAATGACTGTATTGATAACATTGTAAAACACATCAACACTTACATCATCAAATACAGGACCCACTGCAAGATTTATATCTCTGCCACCGACCTCAATAGTAAGCCTGTTTAAAACACCAGCGAAATCGAAAGTCCCATTGTATGATTGATAGCCTGTTGCCACCCCAGACTCAGACAAGATGTCAGTGCCTGTAAAGACTTGGTTAGAACCATTAAGTCCTGTAATGTGCATGTATATTCTATCTTGAGCATCTTGTTTATCTACCTCAATTGAATACCTTACTTCTCCGCCTTTTTGTATATTTAAATCTGAAATATCTACAGTTTGAATAAATGTGGTGCCCATTCCTTGTACTCCCATAGTTGAGGTAGAGTTACCACTACCTGTTATAGCTGCACATTTATCAGAACCTAATCCATAACAATTATTACCTGTGGGCATGCTAGCAGGGCCTTGGCCACCCCAATCGATATCCATGTCACCTTCTTTACTTGTGCCTACATATCCGTTTGAGCCATCTAAAATGTTATCAGAGTTTTGATTTGTAACAGTTTGTGTGGTTGTTGTAGTTGTTGTAGTAGTAGTCGTGACTATTTCTGTACCTAGATCTTCTTCAGTTACATCTACCTGTACATCTTCTGTAATTGTAACTCCAGGAGTACAAAGACCCTCTGTATCAGGCAAACAAACGTCTGCTTTAGAGGAAGAGTAATAAAGACAAAGCCATAAGACCAAAATTCTTAAGATCACTATTATCTCCTTTTGGTTGTTCTTCTACTTTTATTTGTGCAACGTAATCTGGTTTATATTTACTACCCTCAGGAATTTGATCAGGATTGTTTAACCAGTAAGTCTCTGCCTCGGATCCAATAGCCCCACGTGCAGGGCACGGGGTCCCCGCGTCCGTCATCGCGTCCCAGACTCTAGGGTCTTGACACAATACAGATACAGCAGCAACTTTCATACCAAAGCCATATAAACTTCTTGATAATTTAAGTTTCTGACACAGCTCATCGTCTATGACCACTCCTGTTGCAAGTCCTATAACATTGTTTTGCACACTTGCGCCAACACCAACTTTACATATATCGCTGTTAGAATTAATTATAGAGGGTGCATTTGCTGTTGGTGGCGTGTTGTTAACTACCGTGCTGGACACGGTATTGGTTTCTGCTAAAGAAGTGCTCATTGACAAATACATAAATATAATTGTCATAAATGCACAGAATAAATAGAAGTAGCCTTTAAACATTTAACACCTCCATCTCTTTCTAGCCTGCCTTAATCTTGAATTTGGATCTTTTGCTGCTTTTGGAAATTTTTTCATTTGACCAGCAGATCTAGCACAGAAGGACTTTCTACGTTTTGCAGCTTTGCTACCTTTCTTTACTTTACCTGTGACTGCTGTTTTTAGTTTTGAACCTGGGTTGTCACGTCTGTATTTAGCAACACCAGCTTTGGTCATTCCCGCCCCACTTTTTGTGGAGCGGAAATATTTTTTAGTTTTTGGGGGTTGATTGTCCCGTTTTCTCATTATGCAAAAAAGCAGGTTAGAGAAGTTACATTGGTAAGAGTAGCATGTATTTGTGTAGAAAATCTCATGCCTTCATCACCAAGGTATGTTTCTATTATTGCTGTAGCTGATCCAGGAGTATCAATATCAAAAAGTGTTGATCCTCCACTTGCATCTTTTAAAACAATACTACCAGCGGATCCAGCACAAATAGCATGAATCGCTATGAGTCTAGCAGGACCACTTGTGACGTTACCGGTTGCGGTAACTTTTGATGATTTAAGTCCTAACATTTGTCACTCCTATGATAAGTTATTGTTTTGTATGTACAATACTGTAGCAGTGGCAGCACCTGTAGATCCGTCTTCTGTGCCTGCAACAAAGTCTGCAAATACTTCTAAATCAGTTGTACCAACATCAGTTGCCTCAGTATCAAGTGTGCCTCTTGTAGTCCCTAACGCTTTAACATTAGTTGCTCCAATAAATGCATCTGAGTCAGCACTTGTTCCAATTGCTACGGTTGCTGTTCCAGAATCGTTATTTACAGTTGTTACGTTTAAAATAACATCAACAATCTGCGAGTTTGCTGGCACTATAGCGACTCTTTGGTTTAGAGCGTCTGCACCAATAATATCTAATACTACTGATTGAGCCATTACCACTGAACCAATATTAGTAACATTAGTTCCAACAGTTGAGCCTGTAGTATCTTTAATTGTTCCGGCTTTTATCGGGCCAGAAAATGTAGTTGTTCCCATGTCTATTCTCCTTTTGATAGTCCCCGTAGGGTCTTGGGTTAATAAAATTATATTTTGACATAAAAAAAGGGCGCAGTCAAAGACATACGCCCTTTTAAATTAATTATTGGTTAATGCTTATGCAGCACCTGGAGAACCAAATACACATCTAGGATCAGAGAAACCAAATGAGTATCTCTCTCTAGCTTTGTATCTTACGTTACCAGTATCAAAGTCACCTTCCATTGAAGTTCTAATAGGACTTCTTTGGAACAACTTGAAACCATTAGGGATGTCAGTCTTGATAAAGAATGCATCTGAATCTACTAAGTAGTGATTTACAGTGTATCCCTCAGGAATCATACCCATGTTTCTTAGGGCATTGATATCATTGTCTGCTGTGCCAACTCTGTTTGCTGAAGCCATAAGTCTATCAGCTACGAATTGTAACTCAGAAGGAATGATAAGTTTTCTTCCTTGTGTAGATATTAGTAAACCTCTTTCATCAGTAAATGCAGCGATGTCAATCAAAGCCTGCTCTAATGAGGTTTCGTTTAAGTCTGCAGCAGTCGCTAGCTCATTTGCTAGTGTTCCTGCTACAAGTGGGTGATCAGTAGCACAAAGCTCTTTACCATCACCACCAGCAAAGTTAGCGTCAAACGCATTGTTTAATACGTTTGCAGCTTTAACCTGCTTGGTGTTTGCCATGGAACGAGCAAGTGATTTTGTGTATCTTGCTGAGATTCTGTCATAAAGATTATCTTCGACAGCTTCCTCAGTGATTGCAAAACCAAGTGCAATTGTTTCATGTGTGTAACGAGCTGTGAATGTTTCTGTTGCGTTATCATAAATAATAGATCCGCCTTCAGATTTCACTCTTGCGTTACCAAAACCTGATAACATTACTTCTTCTTCGAATGCTCGGTCAGAAGTTTCTGTCTCATAGATCTCGGTGTGCTCAGCATCATAACGTCCATACTCCAGGCCAAATAGTGCATTTAAACCCGGCTCCAACTCTTTGACAAGTTGACTTCTAGATATAGCCATAGTTTAACCTCCTATATACCTGTTGTGTTTGTTAATGAGTGTAGGTTGATCTTAACTTGGATTGCTGCATTTGCTACAGAATAATCACTGTTGTCAGGATCTGTTGAAAGTCCTACTACCCTAAAATTGCCGGCTGCATTTGTAGTAAAAGAACCGCCATCAACAACAACGTTTGAAATACCGTCAGTATCTGATCCTGCGGTATATGTTGCGATGTTACAGTTAGTTCCTACTTGTGCAATTCCGCCGTTCGCATCATCGACTTTGACTTCAAATACTACATTTGGGTCATCGATGACATTTGCCACGATATCGGCTGCTGCAATGCTGCCTGGGTAATGATTAGAAAAGGTGGGCTTACCAGTTGTTGGGTCTGTGTAAAAGCAACCATTAAAAATACCTAAGATTTCAGCACCAGCAGTTGAACCAATATCGATGCTCCCGTTAGCCACTAGGATAACAGGATCGCCTTGATAGATTGCGGATGCCTCGTTGTTGCCGATAGTGTACTCAGTTTGGCCTTGACCATTGTAAGCACCGCCCAGCATTTTAACGGGACGAAATCCGTAAAATCCAGCTTGATTTGCCATAGTTCATCTCCTTTATTAGTATGTGACTTAGTTGTTCTTTTTAGAACCACCAAAAGTCACTTTGCTCTGCCTATCTGCATTGATAGGCATACTAGGATGTTCTTCTCGCAGTGGATCTGTTTCCCAAGCTTCGGTCTGTTGATCGACCTTTTGCTTAAAATAAGCATTACGCTCGTTTACTGTCTCCACTGGCATTCTTGCCAATAGCAAGTCACCCACACTGATGACACCCTCATAAGCTTTAATAGACCCGTTGTAAGCAGAGTATAGTCCTTGGGATTTTTCGTCAGCTCTCACTAACTCCCAACCTTCTCTGAGTCTGGCATTGATATTTTTAGTATCATCTGCCCCATTTACACGATGTCGAAGCCATCTTTGCTTATATCCATCAGGACATGGTGGTGCGTCTAATTGAGACGGTGGCTTCCAAGGTTTTCTTCTTTCCTCAGTTGCCCTTGTTTGTGCACTTCTTGGTGTTTTTATATCTGTCATGTGTACCTCCTAAACGTACTTAGCATACTCACTTAGAGGAACTCCAAGCTTGTTTGCTATTTTTACCTGACTAGGTGTCAACCTAACAGATTTGCGCCCTTTGGTTGCAGACCTTGATGCAGAAGCGACTGGTTGGGCGATCTTAGCACTTCTGGTAGCCTGATCCGAGTCTTCAAAAGACTCTGGAAACTTGTTTTTAACTCTTACAGTTAACTCATTATAGTAATCATCTGATTCAGTGTCAAATCCTTCTGCCACAAGACCACGATGTATTCTTTGAGCATAATCTGTCATCTCTTCATCTGATCTAAACCATTTATTGTTAGCTGCCCAGTCAATCGCTTTTTGTGATGGCTGTGGTCTAGCTTGTGGTTGAGCAGGTGGTGTTGCTTGTAGTTCTTTTTCAAAATCTTCATACTCACGTTCTTTTTTTGTTTTAGTGACTCTTATTCTTTCTGCTTCTAAATCAAGTTTTGTAAGTGCTTGTCTTGCTTCTTCTTCTTTAGAATAGTCACCCGCTTCTCGTGCAGCAATTAAATTAGATCTTGCTAAATCAGCAGCCATTTTATTACGCACTTCACTCTCAGACATGTAACCTTTGTCAATATCGAAAGTTTTCTTTTTTGCGTCTGCTAATTCTCTTTGCACGTTTTGAGCAAACTCAAGAGCAGCTTCTCTTTCACGTTCTGCTTCTCTAATTTTATATGTGAGTTTATCAATACGTTTTTTTACTTTATCAGAATACTGATCCATCTCCTCTGTTTGCTTTTCTTCAGCAAGTTCGACTTTTGGAGCGAGTGGTTCTTTTTCTTCTGTCTTTATTTCTTCGTAGTTATCGGGTTTTACCGCGCCGTGAGACTTATCCTCTAGCTCGACTTCTGCTCCCTCACCTGATGTATCTAGGTCTACGAGTTTTTCGTCTTTTGCAGTTTTAAGTTCTGTTTGCATGGTACCTCCATGTTATAGTATTGTTAATATGTCCTCTGGACTATCAACAGTGCCGAGTATCTCGTCATCATTTAACAGTCTTACCTCTCCTCCATCTATTCTTATTCTTGATCCTGCGTATCTGCCAAACACGACCCAATCTCCTTGTTTGCACCAAGGACCATTAGGAAACTTTTCTTTATCTGCATATGCATCTTCACCAACAGCTAACACCATTGCAACACTTGCAGTCAATTGTGAATCTTCCATAGTTTTGTCAGTTAATAAAATACCACCTTTAGTTTTCTCAGACGCTTTAAAAGGTAATACTAATATTCTCCAGCCAACAGGTTTTGGAAGTTTATCTAATTCTTTTGTCGGAGGTTTTACTGCCTCCTTAGGATTGTCAAATTTTTGTTTTATGTGATCTGGCACATATAAAGTTTTAGTCATCTAGTTTCTCCTGTTTTTCCAGCAGGCGAGAAATTTCCTGTTGGCATATGTCAAGCATATGTAGTTTACCAAGAATATACTTATATTCTTCAAAGTTTTCAACCCCTTGTGATAAACTTTCTCTAAGGCTTTCTGAAATACCTTTTAGTTCTTTTTTTAGATTATAAATTATAAATGAATTATTCATGTAGTACGTTTACTCCTGGTATTAATTTTTCTAAACCTTGATTATCACCGTTTTTTGTACAGTACCAAGTTTGTTCTCTTCCATTATTAGTGCCATATGTAGGCATCTTTCTGTCTCTTAGACCTGCCTTCATGCCCTCTAACACAGAGGTTACTTCAACATCATCACCAAACATGACTCCGTCTTTTTTAAGTTTTGGCCACCAATTTATAACGTCATCTCTAACAGGCTCATACTCATGTGCGCCATCTACCATGACATAATCTACAGATTCATCTGCAAACTTATCTAATATCTCTTTGCTATCTGACCTGCCTTGACAAAGATTAACCATATTTCTACCTACAAAAAATTTTAAATTTTCTCTTGTCATGTGCATAAAATCTTTAGGTAATTTAATATTTGCATGTTCTGATGAACC